ATTGAAATGAGTCTTTCAATTCATAGTAAATATGTGGTTCTGCTTCGATTATCAAATATACTTCGTTCTTTTTTGAAATTATCAAATGAGACATTCATAATGTATCAGTTATAGGTATTTATTTGGTTTATTTGAGTGTTAGTTTTCTCTTGCTCGTTGAAGTGCTGCTCTAATAACTGATGCTCTGGTGGTTTTCTTTCCGCCAGCATCTTTTGAATTTTTAGTAAGATTGTCCGATTGTGGAATAACTCTTCTATTATCGGCAGCATCTCCTGGATGTATATTGTGCCATCTATCAGAGTTTTTTTTCCTATTTGCTTGTGCTTGGATATGATCTACATCATACTGATTACCAGTTTCTTTTGATTTACTTTGTGCATCTGCTCTCTGATCTTTTTTTCGCTGCCTTTCAATTTTTAAAGCTTTATTTGCAGTTTTTGAAGGACTTGGATGAAGATTTCTTTTGGCGTGATCTTCAAGTTCTTTTTTACTGATTGCTTTTAGATTTTGAGATCTTCTCTCACCCTGTCCTTGTATTGATTTTTTTCTTTTAGTAGTCCAACTATCACTACCAATATTTCTTACACGCCAATCATCTGGATTGTCCTTTGCAAGACGCTTCTTTTCCGCATCTCCTCTAGATTGTGCTTCTAAAATAAATTGTGGAAACGTCTTCATCAGGTTTTATTTTTATTTAGTTATAACCTGCCGTGAACTTGTGCCAGTCAATACTATTTTTAATGGAATAATTTCGATTCGAAATCATCTTGATTACTTCTTCCAAAAACTTAAGAGTAATATCATAGTATTTTATTTTTAAATCTATTTTTGAAAGTCTCTCATCAGCGTCCATATACCTCTGTATGGCATCCTTTTCTCTTACCTTATACGGAAATGGTTCTTCGACATATACCTCTGCTGGTGCCTTTCCTGTGTAGTAGTTATATCGTTCTAACCGAACTTTATTATAAGTTTCTCTTGCCTTTTCGCGAAGAAGAGTTATTGTATTGTAGATAGTATAATATTTTGCGTGAAGTTGAGAAATTTTTAAAGACTCATCGTGTAAGTTATCAGGGTCTATGATAGAATCTCTATCCCACATTCCCTGAATTTCATCCAAATTCATAAAAGTTGTCCGTCTGTTCCTAAAATATTATACACGGTATACTTAAAAGTTACATCTGCCGTAAAATATTGAATATCTGTTTGAGTTGCATCAAAGTCTAAAGAAGTTAATGATATTGGAAATAAATCTTTAAATTTTACAATTGCATTTGTATTATAATTACTATCTAAAATATAAAGACTTCCATCACTAAATGCTCTTTTTTGATCTTGTGGTTGTGTGTTATCGAAATATTGTGTGAGTAGACTATTTGGATCTTGAGGTTGTGTTTGATCATTTGGAATTGTAATTAAATCATCATATTGTTGAGGTGATTCTGGAAATCCAAGACCAGTTAACCAATTATGAATTGACATATAATTTTCCATATTTTCATCCACTAAAAATTTTAAAGATAAATCTCCATATGAAAGTTTATCTCCTGGAATATCAAGATCTTTTAAGTATGATGGTTGAATAGCAAGAGATAATTGAATCTCTGGTATTTTTGCAGAGTTGCACATAAATGCAACTTTAGGAACTTTTGCTACGGTAAATTTAAAACCAACTGGAGACAGAAAGTTTCTATTTTGAATTTGACCAGGAAATGGACACGACATTTTACTTAATCTTTACTGGTTCAAGTTTAAATTCTACACCTTTTGTATTTGCCGCTCTATTTAAATTATCTTGAGTTCTTTTATCCATTGGAAATGCATTATTTGGACCAACTTTTGTTGGTTGCTTAAGATCATTAATAGTTTCATCCATTTCCATTATAAATTGTTTGAATGATTTCATTTTTTAAGTATTTATAAATCATTGAGAATAAAAATAACCAATAAAAAAGGGAACCCGAAGGTTCCCCTGAAATATATGTGAGAAAGACTCACATAAGATTTGCAACTTTAACTCTTCTGTAGTAGGTGTTTGCATTCGTATTGAGTGCACCCAGACCTTGTGAAGTACCTTCAGCAAAAGGATTAGCAACAATACCGTAACGAGTCTTAAATCCAATTTTTGGTTGGAAAGTGTTCTCACCAACGGCACGAACCATCTGAAGTGGCACATAAGGACAATAGAATAGTCCTGCATCATAAGGAGATGAACCCTTATAACCAACAACATAGAATTGGTTAGCTGCTGCCACGTTTGCAGAATAAGGATCAATATAAACCTTATACTTGCCTTGAAGAACTCCGGCGAAAGTATTGCCGGTATCATCAACGTTCAAGTTTGCATTCAGTGCAGGGGTATAATCAAGAACTCCTGCCATCGCAAGTGCCGAAGCAACGTCTGCGGAGCAAAGAATCATATTACCCTTTCCTCTACGAGTTTGTTGGGCGATTGCGTTTGCATCGCGCTCGATTTGGAAGATAAGACCCTTGAACTTCTCAACAGACCAACGACCGTTTGAATCCACATCGAGGTCAAAAGTACCGGCAGTTGCAGTATTTGACTGAGCACCTGGCTTGGCAATCTTATAAACGGTACGAATAATTTCGCGGTTAATTTCAGCAAGAATCTCTGTAGAGAGAATATTAGCAAGTTCAGCTTCTGCATTCAGACCGTGAATTGCCTTGAGGTCTTGAGCAAGCTCAAGTGAGTACTCAGCCTTGAGTGCTCTTGACTTTGCAGTCACGGTGACTTTCTCAATCGAGAAAGCCATTTCGTTGAAGTTGTTTCCAGCAGCATCTCCGAGTGCTTCAGAGCTATCGGTACGCATACCCTGACCAACGTTATATTGATCATCTCCAACACCAGCATTGGATGCCTGGTTGCTTCCTGATAGAATACTTGGGTTGTTTCCACCTTGAGTAGTTGTACCCATACCAACGGAAGCACCGGTAAATCCGGTTGTTACATCAAATCCTGCATCCTGACCAGAGAATGCTGAATTAGATTCGCCATAGAATGCTTCTGTTCCACTAGTCTGATTGCTATAGCGGGAACGCATTGCAAAAATAAGTCCAGTAGGACCGTTCATTGGTTGAACGCCACACAGGTCATAAGCGATCAGATTAGGCATCGAGCGTCTAATTAGTGAAATTAGAACTGGATCGAAACCAGCGGTTGGCGATCCACTTACACCTTGAGCACTACCGCCGAATCCGGCACCACTGCCACTAGATCCAGTTCCCATTGATGGAGCTTCGTAAAGAAAGTCACGCTCTTCGCGGAGTTCTCTTTCTTGATTTTCTAGCAGGATGGCGGTTACAGATCTGCGATGTGAATCTTTGATCTGATCCAATCCCGAATAGTCTAGGATTGGTGCCCACTTCTCCTGCAAATATTCTGCATTGAACATTTGCATTTGTCTTTACCTTTTTAATGTTTTTGTTTGATTTGTTATGATTAAAAAAATCACGATTTGGCTACTCTATCTAAAGTCTGAAGATATGATGCCATTCTTCCATCAACCATAGGTTGTAAAGACTGAACATCAGTACTCTCAGATAAAGTTTCAGAGTAATCTCTTTGAGTACCAGTTGCTCTGGTTGGGAAATAAGACTCCCTCAGGATTGCTAGTTTCTCACGATAGTTTGCTTCACTATCAAACTCAACAGTTTCGGCAAGAGAAGCGAGTTTGTCTTTCTGAGAGGTTGCAAGACCTTCAGCGACATCAGAGAAAATTACATCAGCAACCGACTCGGCTAATCTACTGTTTAGAGCAACATTTTTTTCAATTTGCTCGTTGAGTTTTTCTTCCATTTCATCAAGTTTATCTACCATATTCTCGATTACATCATATTTATCTTCAGGGATTGAAACATAATGATCTTCAAAAAGACCCTTCATTCCTTGTAGGAATGATTCAGTCATCTCGGTCTTAAGACCTTGCTCAACTACGAGTGCATTTTCATAAATCCACTCATCCGCAACATACTCAAGATAAGCGTCTACACGCTCAGTAAGTTCAGTTTTAATAAATTGAACTTCTTCCAATAACGCATTTTCGTATGTTTCTTGCAATTCTTCTTTGATTTCATAAACCTTAGAACGAATCGCTGATTCAAAAATAGTACGTGCCTTTTCTTGGAACTCTTCCGAAAGGTCTTCCCCCGCAAGAAGAGCATTAACATCTTCTTCGATGTCAAAGTCTTCCTTCATTTCTTCTTC